CCCGGCTGTCCGGCTTCACCAGCGGCGAGATCAGGTCGCTCTTTAGCAGCCGGTCGGCGGGGATGCTGGCCGTCTTGAGCCAGTCGCGCATCGCGCCCCACATCTCGGCCCGCTTGTTGCCCCACATCAGCGGCTGTCTTGAGCGCATGCCGAAGTTGACGCCCCTGACCTGCTTGTAGCGTTGCTCCTTGAGCCGGTCGACCACGCCGCCGCCCACGCCGCCCTCGTCGACGACCACTAATGTAGGCGAGAACTCCTCGATCGCCTCGATGACCCGGCCGACGACCTCCATGGTGTCCGCGCCGCGGTGCCGGCGGATACTCAGGATGTCGCGGCCCTTGCGCACCGCGATGACGGTGGCGTCGGACCCGAACCGGGCCGGGTCGACGCCGATGATGACGGGGGCGGTCGGGTCTTTCTGCTGGACGCGCTCCATGGCGTCGTCGACCAGGCTGGACGAGATGAACTGGTCGTCGCTCTCGTTGGGGAAGACCCCGTAGACCTCGACGTGCGCCTGGGGGCTGTCAGCCCCGTATTCGTCGATGATCCGCTCGTAGACCTTCTGGTCGGTGCCCTCGACGGTACGGGCGTCGATGATGGTGGTCGACCAGAACGCGCGGCGGGCGTGGAAGGCTTCGTAGAAGTAGCCGGTGTTGCGACGGGGGTTGGAAAAGGCGAACCAGAAGCGGTCCGGCGTGTTCTCGGTGAAGAACCCGTCCGTGACCGACCAGATCGCGTCGGGGATGCCCGACGCCTCGTCGAAGATGACCATGACGCCGTCGTAGTTGTGCGTGCCGGCGTAGGCGTCGGGGTTCTCGGCCGACCAGAGCTGCGCGTGGGCCGCCCACAGCCGGGTGTCGCGGTTCAGGTCCTGTTCGACGACAGTTGTGAGCCATTTGGCCATGGTGATGCGGGTGGCGATGGGCTCGAACCAGTGCCGGTTGATCGCCATGGAGGCCCATTTGGTGACCTCGGGCCATGTTTTCGTCGTGAGCTGCGCCTCGGTGTTGGCCGAGACGATGGTGGTTGAGCCGATCCGGGTCGTGAGCATCCACAGGACGAGCCAGGAGACGAGGGCGGACTTGCCGATGCCGCGGCCCGATGAGACGACCTTGCGGAACATCTCGAAGTCGATCTTGCCGCCGTTTTCGCGGATATGGTCGCGCAATTGGGCGAGGATGTCGCGCTGCCAGCGCCGCGGACCTGTGAATTTGGCGAGCGGCGTGCCGGCCTGTTGCCACGGGAAGGCAAACATGACGAACGCGAGCGGGTCGTCCCGGATCGCGGGCGACCACAGCCGCGCCATCAGGGTCGTTTCGTCCTCGGCGCTATACTTCGGGGCTTGCACGGTACTCGCCTTCGATCACGGGGGGCTGAAGGCTCTCGACGCGCTGGTTGGCGAGCTCCAGGGCACGGATGACGCTGATTTTCTCGTCGACGGTGACGTCGATGCTCTGCTTGGCCACCCAACCGCGGGTGTGCTTGAGCAGGTCCAGCGCGGCCTTGGCGTCGCCGTGGACGGTCGCGGCGGTGTGGAGGACGCCGGCGAGCTCCATTTCGCCGTCGGCGTGGCCCTTGAGCTCCGCGAGCTCGACCAAGGGGTCGACCTGCTGGAGCCGGCGGTAGTCGGAGGGCTTCATGCCGGCGGCGAAGGCCAGGGTGTCGCCTTTCAGGCCTTTGCGGGCGGCCTCGTAGACGGCCGTGAGCCGCTGCTCGGTGGCGGTCAGCGTGAGCGGCTCGTGGGTCAGGGAGGTGAAGCTCATGGCGGGAGGATAGCCGAGAGGGTGGTTTCTGCAAATGGGTCGTCATGGCAGACTTCGCGGTCGCCCGCGCGGGACTTGTTGACGCCTGCCGCCTGCCAGAACGGTTGCACCCTAACTCGTTGGGCCTGCGCGCCGGCTTACTGAGTTCGCGAGGATCGTAGCCGATTTTGCAAAAAATCAAAAAATGTTCGCGGGGGCTGGCCACCGCATTCCACATTCCCTCGGCCCTCCCCCCTCCCCCCTCCGGCTAAACGCAAGCCCTGGCGTCGTCACGCTCGCATCTAGCAGCCTCGCATCTAGCAGCACGCGAGCTGCAAGCCCTCGCATCGTGCGGACACATAGAAAGCGAGGGTCAGGGCGCTTTTTGTGGTTGACACCCTAGCAATATTGCTAGATAGATAGGGATACCAACCACGGAGACGGCACATGGCCACGTTCATTCTGCAAGCCCTGCCCGCATCGTTTGTCGAAGGACACAACGGCGCTTTGATGATGACGGTCGCAATGCGCGCCGTGCCGTTGATCCGCCGCGAAGTGCAAGTCGGCAAAGAGGACGACGCCCTGGCGGAAATCGCTGCGGCTCAAGCCGAGCTGCGTCGCATCGGCGTTCCGTATTCTCTGCGTCTTACGCTCGCCGGCCGCGCGCCGCGCGGTTTCAGGCATTGGAGCTTCCTTTCGACGCGCTGCGATAACCCGCTCGGCCAAGTCGGCTAGTTTTTCGCTTAGGCGTAGGCCTACGCCTAAGTCACTTTTTGGAGGAAGTCAAGATGGCCGCTATGGAACAAGAGAACGATCTGATCGAGCGCGCGAACGCAGAGATCGACGCGCTACGCGCCGCGGGACACGGCGCGAGCGGCCGTCGTATGGCGCAAGGCGTCGAGATCATGATCTCGCGCTGGAGCTGGCAAGGGCTTGAGATCTCATATCTGATCGTCACGCCGCGCGCCGTCTGACAGCCCCTGTTACCCGCCACGGGCAAGCGTGGCGGGCTTCACGGACTGTTAGAGGGATCTCAAGCCATGACTGCAATCGTTCCGACCCTGCCGGCCAACTGCAATAGCTGGATCATCGTTGACCGAGACACCGGCGCGGCCGTCCTGGAGACGTGGTCGCGCGCCGTAGCGGCCGCGGTCAACGTCGATCGTTACGAAGTGCGAACCGCGCTCGATCATTTGCAGCGGCTCAATGCCGCGACATAACTTTCTGGCGAAAACGGCCCAAATTGCGCTGGGTCATGTTCTGGGTCATCCTGGGTCATCGACGGACACTCTAATGACCTACCCGCAAACCGTTGCCACGGCTGACCAAACGCGGCCGCTGGGTCAAATGGGTCATCTATTTGCGGCAGGTTCTTTCCTACACATGTACCTATCTGATACCTTATTTTTTAACTCCCCTTAGATAGTGAATGACAATATGACCCATACACCCCGCCAAACCCCCGCCACGCCTGCCCGGCGCGCTCGGTCATTACCCCAAAAACCATGACCCATCTCTTGACCCATTTGACCCAGGATTTTCGCCCATGACGCCCTTCGCCCGCAAGTTCGCCATCGCACTCCACAACGCCGATCCGACGCGCGACATGATGGATTGCATGGCGGAGGCCGTCCGACGCGAAAATATCCGACAACTTCTAGCTGCGGAGAAAGCGTCCGCCAAACGATCCCGCTCGCAGAAACGCGCCTGGAAAGTCCGCAAGGCCAAGCTCGCCGCGTCCGTCGCGAAGAAATAAGCAATATTGCTTGACACCGCGCCAACCCCGGCGCACGGTGACGACACCAACCACGGAGACGACACATGATCCGCCAGATCAAAGTCCAATACCGCGTCACCACCGTGAGCGCGGTAGACGGCAAGCCCTTCACGAAGACTTACGCCAAGTTTGAAGCGGCTCTGGAAGACTACAAAGCCTGCATCACGGGCATGAACTCCAACGCTTTCGCCGCCTTCGGTCGCCGATATGTCTATGCGGGCGGACATGAATCGTTCAGCGTCATTCATTCGTGCGGTATTAGGTAGCAAACACACCATATATGATGATGCGTCCTTCGGGGGTCCGGGGGTATTTTCGTCGTCCAACGCACGGCGTGCGTCACCCGGACAGACCCCATGGAACGCCCCAACACTATCGCTGGCCTACAGGCCAAACGCCGTCAGCTTGTGAAGCTCCGCAAGGACCTGGAACGCGACGCCCGCAAGGTCACCTGCGATCTGGACCACATCGACGCCTGCATCCGGCTCTTCGACCCGGCGGCCGACACTGCGGCGGCTATCCAGCGTTACGCGACAAAGCACCGGGCGCGGAAAGGCCAGATGCGGCGGTTCGTGCTGGACCAGTTCAAGGGGGCGACCGAGCCGCTGACATCCGTGTCCATAGCTGAGGCATGGATTGCAGACCGGCAGTTAAGGACCGACCACGGGACAACTGTGATGATCCGCAAACGGGTCGGCGCGTGTCTCGTAGTATTGCGGCTGGCGGGAATAATTATCGAGGTCTCGCAGGTGGGAGTACACAAGATGTGGCGTCTGGTCCCGTAAGAGGGACATACCACATATTGTATTCCACTACTGTTGCAGTGCCCAGAAATGCGATTTGGCACTCTCACGGTCGATTGACAGCGAAGCCGTCGGTGCCTTAGGACTCGGAATCGCCAGCCTGAGAATTGAAGAACCCGCCGGGGTTGAGCGCCCGGCGGGTTTGGAAGCCTCAGGTCTCTTGCATCCGATAGGCTCGGGGGCGCAAGAAACGCAGTAGCACGGCCGTGAATGACTCTCGGCTTACGGTGTTGTCAATCCCCCGGGCCGCTTCACCAAGCGCCCTAGGACGCAAATAACACCATGACTACCCCAACCTACCAACGTCTCCGCGACGCCATGACCGCGGGCAAGCCGGTTTCCCTCTACTACAAGGGACACACCCGCGAAGTCTGCGCCCATGTTCTCGGGACGAAGAACGGTCTCCCGCAGGTGCTGACTTACCGGTACGGCGGAGGCTCTTCGAGCGGCCTGCCGAACGGCGGTGAATGGCGCTGCCTGATGGTCGGCAATATCTCCAACGTGCAGATCATCGACGGCCCCTGGCACACCGACGACAACCACAGCCGCGCGCAAACCTGCGTGGATCAGGTGGACGTGGAAGTGTGGGTGGCGAACGGAAAGCCGTACGTCAAACGCGCGTAATCTAACGCCCGTTGCCTGGCCATCGACCCGTCGAAAGTCGCGCGATAGACTTCGCCTTCTGAGGCGTGGTCGATGGCCTCAACGAGCCAGTGACCGGGCGCGGACGGCACCTCGATCACCTCAACCTCGACGCCTATCGGCTGGTTGTCGTTCGCTTTCCTGCGCGCTTGCATAGCGACCTCCCATAGGAAACCGATGCCTAGT